TATAATCACCAAATCCTGCTTCGGTAATTAATGCACCTTTGATAATCCATTCAGAAACTATATCACCTACTGGTCCTAATACATTGAATGTAAGATCTTTTTTATAGAAATCACTGTAACCATCTCTACCAGTTACTGATTCATGGTGTAATCTAACCCATTCCATTACCGCTTGAGCTCCTGACGGTGTAATAGGATCAAATAATGTCATTGAAATTGTATTCCAAAGAGTTTTTCCTTTTACGTATCTTGCAACGTTAATATGGTTTAACTGAACTGTACCTTGTGTTAGTGAAACAGCTCCAACTCCTTTAATTTGGTAAGAAGGAATTCCATCAACATATAAGATAAATCTATTTTGTTGCTTTGGCTCAAAAGCTGTGTAAAATATTTCGTTTGGGTCTAATATTGCCATTTTATCTAATTATTTATTCTTGTTATAAATATTCTATTTTTATTTTTTTACGCTGGGAATTCAACTCCTGTTGGCAGTACGTTGAAATCCAAAATTATAAATTCAGCTGTTTTAGTTGGTTGTAAATAAATCGCACCTACTAATTCGTTTCTATCAATTACATCTGGTGTATTGTTAGTTTCATTCATTACAACTTTAAACGCGTATAATCCTTGTCTTTGTTGTACTGATTCTAAGTATGGATTAACTTGGCTTAAGAAATTATTTCTTGTAGCTATTGTATTTTGTTCAAATACTAAGTTATCTGATACTTGAGTTATAAAGCTTTTTAATGTGATTAATAATCTTCTAACATTTACTCTATCTAAAGCACTTGCTCTAACTTGTAATGTTTTCTGTCCAAATACTACAACTCCTCTTCCTGGGAATGTAGCTATTGGATTTATATTAGCACTATATAAAGTGTCTCTATTACCTGATGTTAATTTTCTTTCAGCTCTTATTACGTTACCTAGCGCACCTCTAATTAAACCTGCTGGAGCGAACCATGGTTCCGATGAAGCATCAGTGAATGAATATACACCCGGTATAAACGCTGAAGCTGGCGACCAAACCGTTTGGCCACTTGTCGGATCTATTGATTGTAACCAAGGCCAATAAGTAGCGGCATAACTTGAATCAAATGCTGTTGAACTATTAACTGTTGCAGATACTGTACTTCCATATTTTGAAACATCAATTACTGCAATACAATCTTGTCTATTTTCTGCTAATGATACTAAAGAATTAACTTGAGTAATATGAGCTGCATATGTTGAATCTGCTATTAATCCTGGAGCTACTATAACATTAAAGTTATATTCGTCTTGATTATTCAATAATGAAATTGATTGTGAATAATCTGTTGCAGTTAATCCTTGAATATTAGTATTACTAATATTTTGATTAAATTTCATTGGAGATGTAGCAGCTTGTACATTATATCCAGTAGCACCAGTAAATGAACCAGAACTTGCAACTGGGATAAAGTTTACATAAGGTATATCAGCAACCCCATTCATAGAACCACTTGATGGAGTTCCATTATTGTTAAAGAAATTTGGAGTTGGTTGTAATACCTGTTTTACAGAAATATATTTACTTTTGTTTACATAGCTTCCTGAAGCTTGTACATAATAATCTGAACCATCTTGTCTAATATTGTATGATTGGTTTCCAATTACTTTCTCGATATAGTTGGCAGCAAACGGATCGAGTGATAATTCATTCCATGTTTCTAATATTGATTTTTGGTTTGATGTGTCATTACCTTGTCTTACTATTAAAGAGAAAGTACCTGAACCAGTATTAACACCTGAAATTTCCCATCTAACATTATCTAATGAACCAGAATCTAATGTTCCATTAGCTGAGTCAGTAGCTTGATAGTTATTCATTATAGCACCTTCAGAAATTGTTTGAATCTGTAATGATTCTGAAGTTGCTGTATTCATTATACCTGAATTACCTGAACCTGCAGTACTTCCTGAAGTAAATGCAGCTGTAAATTCACCATGAGTAACTCTGGTAACTAAAAGTGACGTGCCTCCTTGTCTAAAATAGTTATTAGCTGCTGCGGAAGTTAAATATCCATACTCTCTAGAAGCACTTTCTACAGTTGTACCAAAAATTGCTTGGTATTCACTAAAAGAAGTAACTAAAGTAGGTATTTCAACTGGTCCTTTTACAGCCGGTCCTATAATAGCGGCACCAAATTCGACGGGATTTTGCTGGATGAATGATTGATCATTTTCTCTTGCTAATACACCTGGAGATATTAATGTTTCTGCCATTTTCTTATATTAAATATTTTGTTATTTATTTTGTTATAAATATGAGAAATTATTTCAAAAATTTACTTTATTGGAATTATTTCTCCTGTTTTTAAATCTATATTACCGCTACCGTATTTTTTTTCTAACTCTTTAGCAGTAGTATTTTGTTCTTTTTGAAGTTCTTTAAAATTTTTAAATAACTCCTCTTTTTGTTCATTTTGGATCATCTTATTTAACTCGATGTTTCCTAAACCAAATATTATCTCATTATTTTTTGCTTGATAACTATTTAATAATGAAACTTCTTCTTTTGATAACTTATTAGACATAATATTTTATATTTGGTTATAAATATATCAAAAATATGTTAAAATTAATTTCTTTTTCTACCATCTAATGTAGGATTTCTTATCGGATCTAAATCTCTCATATCACGTACAACTTCATTAGTTATTGTAACTTTTGCTTTAGAATTATACTTTTTTAGAGATTTTAATTCTTTTTGAATTGTATCAGGTATTATGTATCCTCTTAATCTTATTCCAAAAGTACCTTTAACTAATCTATCTTGGTTTTGTACTAATTCAGTTGCGGTAGTAAATGAATCAATAAATGCTCTAAATTTAAATCTTTCTGGATTACCCCAATATGCATCAGAGGCATATTCACATGCTTCAATTATTTTATTTAATTGAGACATATAATAAGTTTGAATTAAACAACTATATTCTAATGTTACGTAATCAGGTTGAGCAACAGCATGAAAAACATCAACTGGTTTTCTATTATTTAATGTATAAAAATTGTCATAGAAATTTTTAGAACTATAACTTTTTTGCCAAACACCATATAAATTAGGTTGATTAGCATCTAATTTATTTGCAACTGATCTATCTTTTGTTATTGTGTCTCTTTTAATTACTATAATAGGTAACATAATTGCACCTTGTTTATCTCTATAATATCCATCTCTTTGAAATGATTTCCATCTTTCGGGGGCACCATAAATAACAGGTACTTCTCTTCTTATTCCATTTTGCATTACAAAAGGTTTTATTACATTATGGAAGTAATAAAATACAGCTTCATCTAGATCTTGGATACCAACAGAATATTGTTTGGTTGCATCATCTTTAAAACTCATTTGAGTTGATCTATTATGCTCAATACCTGTTGCCTGAGAATTAGCGTTAAAGTTATCATCAGCAAAATTAGGATTGCCTACATCTCCTCTGTCTTCAATTCCTTTAAAAGCTTGTTGCTTTTCAATACTTAATTGTCTTTGTGTCTTCGGTACGGGTTTTCTAGGTCTTGCCATTACATTCTTTCTTGATATGGTGATATTGCAACTTTATCAGCTGGTATATAATAAGTAGATACTAATACTGATAAATTATTACCAAAGTTTTCTAATCCTGGATTTAATGGGTTTACATTATTTGGGTAAGCAGGATTTTTTCCTCCCCAATATTGGTTAGCAACAGTACTTTGAACACCATAATAACTTTCTTGGTATAAAATGATATCACCAACCCTAATTAATACGTCAGCATCTTTAATATCATCTCTAAAGAAATAAAATTCAATTGGTTGACCAAACTGTACACCTTCTATATTTTCAGCATATTGTTCATTTGTTCTATTTATAAGAACATTAAAAATAAAGGGACCATCATAATATTTTTCTGCATCTGCTTCACCATATAAATTAACTTTTGTTTCTTCTAATTTAAATTGATAAACAGAACACTGTTGGGTAATTATATTTCCCATTAATTCTCTATTTAGTTTCCTAACTAGAGACATATCCCTTTGGGTGGTAAACATTGCCATATTATCCTATATAAATTGTGTAAGGAACCTGTTGTAGCTCAGTCATTTTAGCTTCAGCTTCTGATGCCCTACGATTTAATAATGCTTGTCTTGATGTTTCATCAAGATAATTTCTTAATCTTTCAATTAAAGCTACTTTTTCTGCAGTTGCCGCTGAAATTAAATCACCTTGATTTAAATTTACTTCAGCGTTTGGTATTGGTATACTAGCATATTTTCCTCTAACATAACCTAACATTTCTTTTGATAATGCTAAAGTCATTTCAAATATCCATTGTCTTCCTATTGAATTAATATAATCATAATTTGGATTAGCATAAGGAGCATTTGATACATTAGTTACTCTATCAGGTAAATTTTGAACTGAACCTTTAATTCTTTCATCTCTGATAATATATTGGAACCAAATATTACCTGCACCACAAGTATATTGAATATCACTATTACTTATTTTAATTGTAATATCATTTGATACTGTTCCAAATCCAGCAGATTCAAGTGATTGTGATGTTACAGTAATAATATCATTTTTTACATAATTACTTCCAGTTGCAACAACAGTAACTTTTGAAATTTTAAGACCAGAAGATGTTATTTCAGCAGTAGCACCACTACCTGAAGCTCCAGTTAAAGCAAAAGAACCTGATGTTTGATTAACTGTTGTGGTTGGTATTGTTCCAGTTAATGTTAGATTTCTACCTTTTCTTAATTGGCCAGTATAATTTTTATCCCCATTAGCCATTGGTATAGGGAATACTCTTAATTTGTCTTTATGAATTTCGAAACTATAATTACTTCTTCTAACCATTTGATTCATCCCGATTGCTTGAATTACTTGCATATCATAATTCAACGGCATCATTAAAAATCCAAAATCACCACCAAATCCTCCAACTCCAGCTATACCAGCAGCAATCGCACCTCCAAATCCAAATCCATTATAAGGTGATAAAAATAAAGCAGATGCTGGGTATGGTGGTTGATAGAATACTCTTTTTACTTCAATACCAAATTCTGCAGCTGAACCAGTAATATCATTATCAACCATAAAAGTTGAAAAATCATAATCTTGTTTGCCAGCTTCTAAAGCAAATGAACCTGAATACCAAGGTACATTACCACCTGAACCAGCTTCAGCACCATACATTTCTGTAAGTCTAACTATTGGTTCAAAGGAAGGTGTTATTAATGATTGTGTTAATACAGAGCTAGTAGGTAATCCTTCTAAAGTTAATTGATTATCTCTAACTTTATAGGCATATAATTCATTACCATATATAGTAACAGCTTCTTCAAAAGCCGTATAAAAAGATCCTGATTGGAGTTCTACATCAACTAAGGGATAACCTAATCTATTTGCACAAAATACTGCTACTTTGTCAGCATCACTTTGAAAATCAGTTTGTGCATCATAAAATCCAAATGGTGTATCTCCAGAACCTGAAGCAAAAGAACTTGAACCTGGCCAAATTGGTACATTCATACTAAATTATTTTGTTATAAATATTAAAAGTGTTCTTATTATTATAAATATAAAAAAAAAGCCCCGCAATGCGGGGCTAATTTTGTCAATCAAAGTTAACTATTGATTATAGTGTGTTTAATCCACTAACTTCAATTTTACCATAGAATTCAGGACGAACCATTTTCTTAGCATATCTAGTCAATAGACCTTTTCTAGGCACGAATGTGTCTGGATCATATACTAATGGAGTCATAATTAATGGAATGTATGGAGCAAATACTGCACCGCTTTCAAGGAATTGACCTCCTCTAAATCCTAATAAGATTACGTTAGTAGTCATATATGGATTTTTGTATACTTTATATCTACCATTTAATTGGCCGACTTTTTGTACACCGAAAGCATAATTCATCTTAGCAGCATCACCATCTGAATCAGCAGCAAATCCTGGAATACTTTCTAGGATAGTAGCGACAGTTGGAGAACATACTAAGAAGTTAGCACCACCTCTAAGAGTTTTCTGGTGGATGATGTTACTTAACTTTTGGATTTTAGTTCCTAATGTTTGGAACCATTGTCCTTGAGAGTTGTAAAACCCTAAGTCTGAAACAACACCGTTACCAGTTGTTGAAGTAAATGCTTCGTTATTCTTAGCAGACCATACTTCAGTTCCAGCTCCAGCTGCGTTAATCAACATACTTAAGATTTCTAAGTCAATTTCTAATGAAATGTACTCACTTAAGATTGAAGTTAATTCAGCTTCAGCATCTAATGCATGGTAAGCGTTTAAATCTTGAGCGAACTCAGGAGTCCAAACAGCTTTTAGCTTTTTAGTTTTAGCAACGATAGCAGATGATTTCATCTGTACGTTGATTTCTGGAATAACTTGCTCTGGGCAACAACCAACTCCACCTGATCCAGTAATAGCACCATTAGCACCGTTACCCATATCATTGTTTACGTTTGGTTTTGGATTCCCAGCTTCAAAATCACCTCTGTATTGGTCAGTAGGTTGTAATGAAGAAGATACTGTGAATAAATCAGTAGTATCGTTATTCGGTAAATAAGATGCTGAAACTACAAATGCGATTGTAGAACCACCACTATATCTACTAAATGCAGGTAATTGCATTCCACCATCTCCTGATCCTGCTATTGTATAAGCTGAACCTGAGTATAATCCAAAAGACTTAACAGCCCATGCATCTACGTAAGGAATTGATGAAGTGTTGAATGTTACCACTCTCCAGTCAGCAGCGATAGCTGCAGCAGAACCAGAATAATCTGAATCGAAATCGAAATCAGACCAAGATCCTGAAGCTACATTAACTGATGTGATAATTGAACTTGTAAGCTGAGTAGAATATGAAAATCTACCTGCACCATAAAGTCCACCTGCGTTTGTATTTCCAAAAGGATTTAGATTAGAAGCACCGTTTCCATAAAGGCTATCACCTGAATTGAAAGGAGCTTTATCATTACCATATTGGAAGTCTAAGAAGAATACTAGTCCAGAAGGAAGGTTCATTGGTTGAACGCTAACAAATTCCTTTGCAGCTATTTGACCAAATACTTTTCTTACTAATGGAAGAGCAACTCCAGCCCATTGACCACCGATATTAACGGCAGTTTGGCTTTGGAAAGTACCAGAGGAAGCAGAACCTCCACCTGTTTGAGAACTCTCCACAACAAGTTGTTTAGCTTGGTTTTCAAGAATAATACCCATGTTATTTTTGTGGGCACCATCTAAACCTTCTAAAAGACCTGTTTTTTCCCATTTGCCAGCTAATTTAGCAGCATCACTCTGCATAGAGTGGTATGGGTTTGCACTTTCTAATAAAGAATTTAAACTCATCGTTTTAAATTTAATAGGTTAATAAAAATTTTAAATTAATCCCGCAAGCTTTCGCATACGGTTGTAAACGTCATTTGACTCAATTATTGGTTGTTTTGAAGCTTTTGGTTCTAAACCTGTAGCTTTACTCGCAGATCCTTTTATTGATTCATTTACTGCAGATTTATCTAATAAACCTTCAGATAATGTATCAAAAATTGTTTTTGCTTGTCTAACATCCTTAGCCTTGTCAAACGCCTTTAATACCTTAACTTTTTTACCTTCAGTTAAGTTTTTAGCTTTAAAGATTTTGTTTGTATAAAGAAGTTTAGCGTTTAATAAATTAACCTCATTAAGTTCAGATTTTAATTCATTTACTGAATTAATAGCTGCCTCAAGATCTTCTTCCATCTTACGCATTTTCTCGGTTTCACGTTCAGGCTCTGATTCAGCGGAGAATTTTCCACCTTTTCTTCTTTCAGAGTCACCTCTACGTTGTACTGGATTAGACATTTCTTCTTTTTTAACGTCGTCTTCCTCGTACTTTTTGCCGTAGCCTTCTTTCACATCCTCGTCTTCTTTGGCTTCGTCGATTTCAACGTCTACGTCAACTTCGTCTTCGACTTCTATGTCTTCAACGTCTTCGACTTCAACTTCGTCCTCAACAAATTCATCTCCTGGCTCAATTTCGCCATCGATGACCATGTCTTTAATGACATCCTCGATAAACCCTTTAAGGTCGTCTTCGGACATGTCTTCTAGATCAATATCTCTATCGTCCATGTCTTCTTTTTCGTCCTTCATTCCATCAAGGTAACCTTCTTCCTCAGCATCAGTACGAGCATCTTCTTTAACGTCGTCTTTGTCTTTAGCTTTCGCTTCATCCATTTTCTTGTCGTCTTTGTCGTCTTTTGCCTCGTTAACGTCTTTAGGTTCGTCAGCTTTTAATTTCTTAAGCTTTCTTTCGTTATCTTTGATGTCACCTTCAAGATCTTTTATGTGATCTCTGTCATCTCTGATAGCGCCTTCCATACGTTTTTGTTCTTCTTTGTTACCTTTTTTAGAATCGTTTTTAGCTTCATCAAGTTCAGCTAATAGTTCGTCAAGATTAATTTCTTCATCCACTTCATCTTTTTCTTCTTGCACAGTAGATTGACCTACTTTTCTTGGTGCAAGATCTAAAGAATCACCGGCTGGAGAATTTTTTCTTTTCCAACTAGGAGCATCAAATTCGTCTAGTTCTTCTTTTTCCTTTTTCTCGTCTACTTTTTCTTTGTCTTTAGAATCCATTTTTTCGTCAACGACCTCTTCTTTGACATCGTCTTCTTTTTCCATTTCATCTAGCTTTGCAGCTAACATTGATTTTAAGTGAGGAGTAAAGGCTTCTTCAAGAGCTAGTTTAGCATTTGCTATTGCTACTTCTTTTACAGACTTAGCGTCAGCAATTGCTTCTGTTAACAAATCTCTGTTTGTTGCCATAATCCCAAAATTTTTGTTTGTGAAATACGCTTATTCAAGAAGCGTAATAGAAAATTATACTTAATTCGACACCATATAGAATTGATGGTGTATTACGGTCATACGTATATGAATATTTATTAAAATTACACTATTGGGCAAGAACCTTTAGAACAAAGAATTTCTGTTACTATTTGGTTTGTTCTAGTATAATCAAATATTTGTGGTGCTTTACCTTCTTTAATTATTTCATGCATATATGAGCCTGGGTTAGAAGGTGTTGAAACAAAATCCCAACATAATAATTCAAAATCATCTTGTACTTCCATTACCCCACCTATATCTTGTAATGAACCCATACCTCTAGAAGAAACACCAACTGTTACTCCATTTTTAATAAGTTCTTTTAAAATATTACCAGAAGGGGTTGGTAAAATTTCTATTTTACCTAAAATATTATCTCCATCCCACCAATAATCACTAATAAGATGAGAAACATTTTTTAAATTAACAACCGAAGATTCTGGGTGGTCTAATTCTCCCATTGAACGTCTTTGTTCAATAAGTTCATTATACTTATCCATTTCTCTATCCCATAAATCTTTAGAATAATAACGGCCATTACCGTTTTTTACTTCAGCAGTAGCTAAAACGCCTTCAACCATTAAATTTCCATTTTCCTTACTTATGTTTTCCGTTAGTTGGGAAGGTGAAATTTTAACAGTATGAGTTTCTATAAGTAATTGTTTGTTACTCATTTTCATCTACCATTTCTTGTCTTTTATATGCTTTACCACAAGATTTTTCGTAAATCTTTTCCATTTTAGCTTTTCTTTTTTCTAAAAGCTTAATTTCTCTCTGCATATCTTTCATTTTCTTTTTATCAATTAATTATTTAATATTATCATCTTCATTAATTGAATCTACTCTATTGATTTTTTCATCAATATGATTATGTAAAAATTCAAGTTGAGCTTCCATCTTTGTAATTTCAGCAGCTTTTCCTATTTCAGCTAATTTGGTTTCGATATTTTCTTTTTTCATTTTTTTCTTTTTCTTGTCTTTAAGAGCTTTTTCCATTGATTCTTCTTTATCCCCATCTCCATCTACATCTGGGTAATCTGGTCTTGCTTCTTCTTCCATACCTGCTGCTTCTTGAGATGCTTCAATTGCTGCTTGTCTAGCTTCTTCTACATCTTTTTCTTTTTCTTCAGAATAGATAGTGTCATTGTATTGTGATTCTTCAT